TTGATAACATACCAAGTGAATCTAAACAAAACATCATTGGTGGACGTTTGTCCTTTGGGGTTTCCATATACTTATCAAGTATATTGATTGCTTGATTTCTGAACTGCTGGACTGTAACAACGGGAACAATAACAACTCTTGATGAGTCTATTCCTCTGTCTTCAATCATATCTTTCGATATTGCAGATTCAGATTCAAAGTAAATTACTGCGGCATCCTTGTTGTCTTCTAGGAATTGTTTAACCATACCTAGTGCAAAAAAGGTTTTACCTGTTGCAGATTCACCTGCTATTGCAGTAATTTTGTTTGAGGGAAGTCCACCATATAGTGAACCACTTAATAGTGCATTGAAGATATGAGAACCCGTATCAATAAACGAATCTACATCTCCAGCTGCAACACCATCAGAAACTATATTTGCATATTCGTTTCCTGATGCTTTTACTAAATCTTTTAAAAATGACATAACACTTCTCCATAATGTATACATCTATTATACACATGGTTGGTGAAATTTACAAGGGGTTTTTAGAGTTTTTCTTCTATTTTTTGTATTGTCTCATAACAATCTTTCATATTGCCTGAAACTTTGGTGTGTTCTTCCATCATGACTCTTAGAAGTCTAATTTGAACTTCTAGATGAATTATGAATCCGAATATGACTGCAATCATCATTATATAAAAGCAATCCATCATCGTGATAATCATTATGATACCTCGTCCACCTGTTCTTGAGTAACAGTTCCATTCTCCAATAGAAGGTTACGATGTTCTAAATGTCTCTGTTCTGTAGTGTCTTTGTTCTCACCAGTATATTTTACTGCATGATAGTCATTAATCATTTGTTGATTGACTGAGACTCTATCTTCTGTTAATACTGGGTTATCCCCATTAGAAACAAATAGTTCTCCAAGGATTCTTCCGAACTTACCTTTGTCATGAGAAACTAATGTGATTTCACCTTCTGAAAGAAGATGTTTAAGATGTGCTTTTGCAGCCTTTCCAAATAACTTCTCTACTAAATCTCTTGTTCTAGACTCGGGGGTGTCTATACCCATCAAGCGAACTCTCTGTTTTTTTAGAACAGTAGAGAAACCAAGGTCGATATCTACGTCCACTGTATCTCCATCCACGATTTTAACGATTGTTACATGGAATTCTGCTTGTTTAAAGTTCTTAGTAGACATAGTTTTATTTATGAAAAAAATGAATCTAAACTTGCAACTGGTTCAACATTCCACCCAATTAACCCAATGACTGCTTTCAATGGTTCTATGAATGACTTGTTGAATTGCATATCATAATCCACATACTTGTTTAAGTCAAGTTCCTTTGGAAGGACGTTTGGAAACGAAATAACATTTTCGTTGATTGGATTAGGAAGTGTAAGATATGTAAAACGTATCTTATCAGAATTCATAATCAGTTCGTATCGTTTATGGATGTTCTTCTTCTCTAATTGGTGGTTGTAAAGTAATGCACCTCTGACATGGATAGGTGTTCCCTTTCCGTAAATCATTGATGCATCTTTGTAGTTCTGTAAGTTGTTACATCCTCTTGGTGATGCCATATCTTCTACTGGAAGGTTTCTAAAATCCTTTCGTGCAGTCTCTACGAAATCCCATAATTCTTCTTCGGTTCCGTTCATGACAACTTTAAATGCATCTGTAAGTTTACCTCTGACCCATTGTGGTGTACTGGACTTTGCAGTTTCAATACCCATCATCTTGAGTTTAGGTGTTTCATATCTCACACCTTCATTGTCAAATACGTTTAGGATATATCGTTTCTTTGCAGTCCAAATACCTCTGTCTGCAATGACCTCTCTCCCCATTTGCATTTTCTGTTGGAATGCATTAGTGTAATCTGCAAGTTCGTCATATCCCTTTGCAAGAACCTGTTCTACTTTGTCTTGTCCGATAGTGTTGAGGAAGTCACATATTTTACCCTTGTCGGTGTCTTCGGGAAACACTTGTGACACTAGGTCGTCAAAAGTTATGTAGACTGAGTCGGTATCCATTGCAATAACATAGTCTTTGTCTTCAGTTTTGAGGACATCATTCATCCACTTATTGATTGTTTTCTCTGCAGTTTTGATAACTAACTGACCTGTCATAGTGATTGCTTCTGCAAGGTTAGGGTCAAAGAATGCAAAGTACTGGTTTGCAAGAGCCCCATATGCAGAGTTAAGTGCAATCTTTCTGACCTGTTGATTGTTGTATGCACGTTTGATAAGTGTATCAAGTTCTCTCTTACGAGGTAAATCTTTACAAGACTCTCGTTCAATCTGATACTCAATCATCTTCTTCTTCCACAACTTACGTTCATCATAGAATTGTTCCATGAGTTCGGGTAGGAATCCTTGTCTATCTCTCGTGAACATTACTCCGTTAGGTGTAACAGTTCTATTTGATTCCTTTAGTGATGAAAGGTCTACATCACCATCTAACATCTTCTGAACATTTACATCCATTCTTGCACCACCCTTAATCATCTTCTCGGGTGAGATGTTGTGTTGCATAATGATGTGGGGATAGAGTGAGTTCAAGTCAAACGACATAACCCAATCATGTTTCCCTACAAGAGGTTCTTTAACATATGCACCAACAATTTGATGTTGTTTACTTCTATCTAATTTCTGAGGGGGTGTTTGTATGTTCTGTTTCTTGAGGAAGTTATATATGATTGTTTCCCAATACTTAACCATACCGAAGGTATCACCATAGTTACACTTTGCATTGTAAGACATTGAGTAAGTCAATTCTAACAGACCCAGTTTGTCTTCCAAGTCTTCTACGAGTGTAACATCCTTAACATTATATTCTAAGAATAGTGGATAGTTTTGTTGATACAACTTATGTAATGAACCATATTCTGAATAATCAAGTTTCTTCTTGTCAAGTTCAACGTGTGCAATGTGGTCAAGTTTATATGACTCTTGGTTAACAAATGTATGTTTTCTGTAAAGGTCTAGGTAATCAACGATATTGATACCATATAATGTGAATGACACATCCATCTTACCATATTGGTTTCGATATTCTCTAACATCTGACATGTTCCATGGAGAGAACTTTTTATGTTCCCCTTCACCAAACAGTTTATCAACACGATTACAAAGATAGGTCATGTCAAATGAGTCTACGTTCCAACCTGTTATAATATCAAACTTTGACTTTCTCCAATACTTAATGAACTCTGTTAGTAATTGTGCTTCATCAACACATTCATAATACTTAACATTCTTTGGTGCATCATCCCAAGGCCCAATACCAAAGGTATGTGCATTGTGTCTGAATGGTTTGATTGTTATTGCATTGACTTTCTCTTCTGCAAGTTTGGGGTCGGGGAATCCGTTCTCTGACTCACACTCGATATCAAGTGTTGCAACCCTAATAAGTTTAGGGTCAAATTCTATATCCCCTTGGAATTTATCTGCAATGTAAGTGTAGATGTATTTGTCATACCCATGGATTTCAAATCCACTAGTTCCTTGATAACTTTCTCTGAACTTTCTTGCACCACCCATTGAATTGAGATTGACAACCTCAAGTGGTCTACCATCGAGAGACCTATATGCAGTCTCACCTTTTTTAGATGGTACGTAATGATTTGGTCGATATGCAACCGATAGTTGTTGTTTTTCGTTACCTTTGTAACCTGTTACAAGAATTTTGTCTCTTGTTCGACATACGTTTGTATAGAAATCCATGTAGTTATTATACTACAGAATGTCTTATTCTACAAGTGTTTTTCTATTAGGAAATAGTAATTGTTGTACTGCATTCAGTTTGTCTTTTGCATCTGCAAGTTTTTCAACTTCCAAATCTAAAGTCTGAATTATATCGGAATGTTCTCCGATACCTGCTGGGTTTGATTGGTATACTGAGATGTTTGCAGTGTGTACTGCAATGTCACCTTCGTATTTCTTCTCTAATGCTCTTAGTAAGTCGGCCATTACTTACCTCGTTGTTTACCGATAAGAACTCTAAAGTTAGTTTCTAGTTGTGGTCTTGGTTCAAATGTTGTCACCACTCTTACAGCTTTAATATTAAAGGTATAGTCCTTTGCATATGGTAACCAAGGTGCAAGACCAACTTCCATGTTGCCTCCATCTACTTGAATGATACATGCATGTGTATCTTCAATGGTGTATGAAGTCTTACCAACTACTCCGTGTTCTGATACAAATCCAATGATTGTATCTCCGTTCTCAAGTCTTAAACACTTGACCTGTTTCTCATTGTTAGACATTTAATACTAATTCCTGTAACTCTTTTGACCTTCTACCTACTTGTCTGAACCAACGACTGTCTTCCATTTCGACTGCCATTTTTTTCCAGTCTTCAGAAACAACTGCTTTCCACATGTTGTTAAATTTACCGAAACGACTTCCACCTAGATTGAATGTCATGTTAATTAATACATGTTGAATGTCTTCGGGAAGGTCATAGAAATTCTCTCCACCTTTTGATTCAAAAACATGTACAGTTTCTTCGACATGTTTATCAAAATCTGATTCGTAATATGCATCAACAGTAGATTGACTTACTGGTGTTCCAGCAGGTTGTCCGTGTTCACTATCACCTTCTTTGATAAGATGTCCGACACCTAGTGTTAAGTATCCTAGTGAATCTGCATAGACTTCTAGTACTTCACCTTCGTGACGTTTAATTTGTTCTTTTAGAATTTCTCTGTTCATAATCTATTCCTTTAATTAAGCAGGGTCGGGTACGTCTTCATCTGCAACTAGTTCTACCCATGTAAAACCACCATTTGCAGTTTTAAGTGCTTCCAATTCACCTTCTTCACAATTAAAAATATGTGCTTCTTGGTCGTGGGCTACTGCATCACTGTCCTTCGTAAACCTATGATATTGTCTTGCCATTGTTATTTTCCTCTCGTTTGATTTGTTCGTCAATGAGTTCTAGTAAAATATCACCCATGACTTTATTTAGTACACCATTATTTAGGAGTTCTTCAATTGCATCTTCGGTGTTTTCTACCCCAATTGGTAATCTTCTTATAGTTCTTTCAAAGTTAATATTGGGTTTCCCTTCTTCAAATTGCACCTTACCATATTGATAAACAAGACCTTCCCAGTCACCATCTGTAAGTTCAATTGCAGCTCCCTCTTCATTGGGATTCTCTACAACTCTGTAGTATTTTGCATCAAATAATTTTGTCATACAAAGAATGAGTCTAGTTGACCTCTCCTTGCTGGAAGGAACAAATCTTTATCTTCTTTTGCAAAGTACCAAACATTTTCCATGTAATACTTCTTCATAAAATCTTGCATTGCAGTTCTATCTATACCTTCTTTATCAGATACTTGTTCACTATCATCTGTTCCCTTTACGTCTGTCCACTTATCTAAAAATGTTTTAGATGATTGAGGTCTTTGCATGATTCTCATTCCTAATTGTCCCTTGAAATCTTTTCTTAGTAGGTCACATACTTCATCACATGATGGATACATTTTACCTTTGATTGTAGGATTCATAATGTTCAATAACATATGACCCGTATCTGATAACGAATCAAAAGTCTTTTGACTTACTGGAAGGAAGAAATCATCTCTCCACTTATTATACTCATTGAACTTGAACCATGATTGGTCTTCTTCGTTTTCTCCACCTTTGTTGTACGTCTCTGTTGAGAAGTAAGGTGGTGAAGTAAATGCACAATCAATTGGTGGAAGTGAATCATAGTTCAAATCTTCTGCACCACATCTATATATCTCTACTTTCTTTGACCCGATACAAGAGAAATAATTATCTTGTTCTATTAAGTCGGGGGTTTTACCTGTAAGAATTGTTTCATATTCTATACATTGTTTCTTATATCTCTCAAATGTATTAGGGTTTGGGTCTGTTCCTATGTAATGAGTTGTTCCTTTACTTGCATAGAATCCACAAAGTCTATCTCCCCATCCACATGAAGTATCTAATACAGTTTTTGCACTAGTCATTTCATAGAAACACTTTGCAACTACTGGTTTAAATTGTGTTGCAATATAGGCCCCTAGTCTGAATGCAGTTCTATATGCAGTCTCATCTAGTTTACCACCGACAAGTTTTACAACTTCATTACCATCTACATCTGTAGATATTTCTTTAGTAATATCATTGACACCTCTCCATATTGCACCAAGAGCTGACTTCAATTGTTTTGCATTTGAATCTCTAAATGCATTCAATGGTGCTTTATGACCATATGAATCACATGCAAGTCGTAAGTCTTGATGAAAGTAATCTGATGCATCATTAAATGTAGATGGTGCATTAACCATTCCTAAACCAAAAGTATGATAAGGATATTTGTAATCGTCATATTTCTCTACAACTTCTTGTTCTAAATTTTCATTAGGTTTTACAAATCTCCATACATCATCTTCTAGAAGTCTGATAAAAGTATCTTTCATCTTGCTGTGAGAAATTGGTTTTAACGGGAAAGGTGGTCTTTCCTGTTCAATGTATTTTGCTACCTGTTCTCTAAATTCCTCTCTACCATATTTTTCTGTCAATGCATCAAAGAGTTTACCCTCTATAATCGGTAAACCCTCTTGGTTTGCATTATCTTTTAGTATTTGATAAAGTTCAGACATTAGATGGTTGCTAATACATTTTCGGGTGTTGATACCTCGTAAGGGTCGTTCTCTGCATTGTCTTGATATCCTTCTTCAATAAACACCTGTTCAACAATACCATTGTTGGCTACAACTGCATATCTCCAAGACCTCATACCAAAACCTAGATTAGACTTTCTACATTCTGCACCAATCTCATGTGTAAACTCACCATTCCCATCGGGAAGTGGTCTCACATTTTCAATCCCTTGACCATCAAACCATGCATTCATTACGAATGAATCGTTAACTGATACACAATAGATTTCATCAATTCCCTTTTCTTGGAATTGAGAGAATAGTTTCTCAAAGCCAGGCAATTGTTGTGATGAACATGTTGGGGTGAATGCACCAGGCAATCCAAATAAGATTACTCTCTTATCTGCAAATTGTTCTTTAGTGTCTAACATTACAAAGTCTCCATCGACTCTGACTGGGACTATTACTTCGGGTAAGGACATTCCTACCTCTAGTGGTTTACCCATGTGAATTTCTTCTGACATTTTTAGTTCTCCATAATATAAAAAAGATACACCCATTATAACTCATAACAGGTGTATCTGTAAGGGGTTTTTTAAGAAATTTTGATTTCTTGAGGTTTGTCTTCCTCAGGCACAATTCTCTCTAAACTGACACTCAAAATACCATTCTTCATATCTGCACCTTTAACGATTATATCGTCTGCAAGTGTGAATGTTCTTTTGAATGAACGTGATGCAAGTCCTTTATGGACATACTCAAGTTCCTCTCCATCCTTTTGTTTACCTTCAATTGCAAGAACTTCTTTCTCTTTTGAGATTGAAATATCTTTCTTATCAAATCCAGCTACTGCAAGTTCGATAGAGAAGTTCTCTGCATCGTGTTTTACAATATTGTAAGGTGGATAGTTTACATTAGAATGTGTATCAGCACGTTCTAATAGTTGTAGAGTTCTGTCGAACCCGATTGCGAATGGGAATGATTTCCCGAAGACATCGTCATAGATAGTCATAGTTTTCTCCTTTATTAAGCAAGTTATTGTATGCAACCTCTAATGAGCATTGCAATAGTATTTATAACACTATACTACTATTATATGGGTTTTTTCTGAAATTTCAAGGGGTTTTTATCTTTTATTGCAATATTTTTTTGCCTGTTTTACTTGGTCAAAGTTATTTGCAACTACTATGGACATAAGAAAGTTCATTTCGTGGAATGTATCTTCAGTTATTTCGTT